ACCAGTTTCTTGCCAGCGGCGTTGTGCAGCCCATGGCGGAACTGAATGCAACCGAGGGTGGTGACTTTGTTAACGTGCCTTTCTGGAAGGCCAACCTGTCCGGCGATCTGGAAGTCCTTACCGACTCCACCAGCCTGACCCCCGGCAAGATCAGTGCTGACAAGCAAGTCGGCGTGATCCTGCACCGTGGCCGTGCCTTTGAGGCCCGCGATCTGGCTGCTCTGGCTGCTGGCTCCGACCCCATGGCCGCCATTGGCGCCAAAGTTGGTGAGTACGTTGCTAACCAGCAGCAGGCTGACCTCTACAAGTGCCTTGAAGGTGTGTTCGGTAGCCTCACCGGCTCTGACTCCCCTGCCTTTGACGCTCTGCGTTTTGACACCAGCGGCGCAACTGCCCTCGGTCCCCGTCAGGTGGCTAAGGCCCGCGCAATTCTGGGCGATCAAGGCGACAAGCTGACCGCTGTGGCCATGCACTCGGCTTGCTACTACGACCTCGTGGAGCGCAAGGCGATTGACTACGTGACCAACACGGAAGCCCGTCTGAGCACCCCCGCTACCGGCGCTAGCACCATCAACGCTGTTGGCGGTTCTGTGGCTGCTGCGTATGGCGACGTGACCGTTCCGACCTACATGGGTCTGCGCGTGATCGTGTCCGACGACATCACCAACAGCGCCGGCAACTATGCCTGTTATTTCTTCACTGCTGGCGCTGTCGCCTCCGGTGAGCAGGCTGCAATGCGGACTGAAACCGACCGCGACATTCTCGCCAAGTCGGATGCCATGTCGCTGGACATGCACTACATCTACCACCCCGTTGGTGCCAAGTGGGCCGTGACCACCACGAACCCCACCCGTGCTCAACTGGCAACTGTGGCCAACTGGAGCAAGGTGTACGAAACCAAGAACATTGGAATCGTGCGTGCCACCATCACCTCCAACTTTGATTGATAGGAGGAACTAACCATGGCCCAACCTTCCCAGTTTGAACTGTCAACTGAGCAGTACATCGTTGCTACTCATTACATCGCCTCTTCGGTGGCTGATGTGCAGTTTTTCACCGCTCCGGTGAAGTGCGAAGTGGTCAGCATCCGTGAGGTGCACGCCACTGCTGGTTCTGATGGCTCTGATGTGACCGGCACGATTCGTCGTTGCCAAGGCACCGAAGCCGCCACCGCTGGCGATGACCTGCTCGGCACCACCAAAATCAACCTCAAGGGCACTGCTCTTACTGAGCAGAAGTTCGATGCGGCTGATTCGGGTGAACTGACCAGCACCACTGCCAACCTCACCCTTGAGGCCGGCGACCGCCTGTCGCTTGACGTGACCGGCACTACCACCGCTCTGGCCGGCGTGATCCTGAGCGTTCTGCTCAAGCGCGTCTGATGGGGCTGTTCGCTTTCCGGCGACTGCGTGAAATGGAGGCTCTGGCTTCGGCTGGGGCCTCTTTTCCTATTGCAGAGCCCACGCCTAAACTTGAAGTAACAGAAGAACTGCCGCTGTCTACCGATGGCAATAACAATCGACGCAACGGTGGGCGGCGCAAACGCCAACTCCTACCTGACGCTGGCAGCAGCGGAACTGATCATTGAAGGCTTCGTTCAAGACGACGACGTAACGGCTTGGGCTACTGCCACGACGGATCAGAAAAATCGGGCGCTGTATACGGCAACCCAACGTCTTGACCGTGAACGGTTCCTTGGCGCTCGGGCTACTGATACCCAAGCCCTGCAATGGCCACGTACAGGCGTTCGCAAGCCTGACACCTATATCAACACTTACGCCGTCGGTTTCCCGTTCCGTATTACCACGGACTATTACACGGACACGGAAATTCCCGATCAGATCAAAAAAGCCCAGTGCGTGCTGGCCACCTATCTGAACAACAACAAAGATGGGATGGGGTTGAGCGGCATGGAGGATTACAAGTCCGTCACCATTGGCAGCCTGAGCGTGGTTAATGCTGGTGCCAGTGCATCGGCAACCGGTGCTGATCGCCTCCCGCCAATCTATGAAAGGTATTTGACTGGACTTAGAATCAGTGGACCGGGCAACTTTGCCATTCGCCGTAGCTGACCATGGCCGACAACGACGCTTACAACATTGGCTTTGAGTACATCAGCGACACTGCGGCCCATACCGGTCGCTTCTGGAAGCTGTATGCCGTGGCCGACGCCGTGATCAGCACTGCAACGATTCAAAACGCCAGCGGCAATACCTTTAGCTCCGTTCCCTTGGGCAAGGGTGATCAGATCGAGGGCGTGTTTACGAGCGTGACGCTAGCTAGCGGCAAAGTCATCGCCTACAAAATCTGATGTACTACGTCCTTCCTGGTGGCGGCGATGCAACGGCTAGCGGCGGTTTTAATATCCCGTCGCATGACTATGTTGCGAACACCTACGACGGCGCCAACAACCTTTTGACGGCAACGTATAAGCGTGGTGGCTCTAGCGGTAAGGTGGTGGCAACACTCACGATGACTTACGACGGAAACAATAATCTTTTGACCGTAACTCGGAGCTGAGCAATGGCTTTTAAGCTCAATCCGTTTACCAGTCAGCTTGATACCGTACGCAATCAGATGCTGTGGGGGTCGTTTTATGACACCACGGATCAGGTCGCAGTGGCGGCAAATACTGATTATTCCATCGGCATCAATACAACAGATCCAGACAGCCGTGGGATCAGCATTGCCTCTGGTTCGCGGATTACCTTTTCTCGCGCTGGTGTTTACAGCATCACTTATTCAGCTCAATTTACAAATTCAGACTCCCAAATTCACGACATTAACGTTTGGCTGCGTAAAAACGACAGCGGCTCTAGTGGTGATGTAGCAGCATCTGACAGCAAATTCAGCATCATTGCAAGACACGGAGGCGTTGATGGCAACGTAATTGGCTGCGTGAACTATGTGCTCAAGCTTGCCGCTAATGATTATCTCGAATTGATTTGGTCAACAACTAACGTGGCGGCCAGCCTCCAATCTTTGCCCGCTGCCACTTCAGGCCCCGCTCATCCCTCCGTGCCTTGCATTATTGTCACGGCTGTTCAGGTCGCCTAATCTGTTTTTATGGCACTTGCAACCTCGCTTCGTAAAACTGCCAGCAAGGTCATTAACCGTTTTGGCGGGGACGTGACCTATCGCCAAGTCAGCGGCGGCACCTACAACCCGACCACCGGTGCAATCGTTGAAACCGAAACCAATACAACCATCAAGGGTGTTGTTGACGCGGTTCGCAAACAAGAATTAAACGAGCTGGTTCACGAGCAAGATAAAAAACTGATCATTGCCGCATCTGATCTGACGATTACACCTAGCCTTTCTGATCGTGTTGTCATCAGCAGCGTCGTGCATCAGATTGTAAAAATCAACGTCATCGAACAAGACAACACCGCCATTGCGGTTGAACTGTTCCTGAGGGCTTAACGATGGCTAGGCGCATCAGGCTCGATCAAATCGGTGATTACAGCGAGGAAAAGCTGAATCAACTGATGCGCGTGGTTGTTTTTGAAACTGACGCCGAACTGAAAGCCCGTAGCCCCGTGGATACAGGGCGCTTCCGCGCTAGCTGGATTATCGGCGAAAACGCAACTGGCAATTATGACGCGGGTGAACAGCAACCTGCAACCGGAGCAAATCGTGGAAAAGCACAGCCGCCGGCAACGCCTGCTCCCGGTCCCGGTATTGGCCTCAATTATTCCTTTGGGCAAGAAAAAATCAAAAATACCTATCACGTTCACAACAACATCAGTTACGGCCAAGAACTTGCCGACGGACGTTCGAAGCAAGCACCTGCCGGTTGGCTAGACATTGTCGCAAGACAGATGACGGCTAGAGCGCGACAATTAGCTGATTCCATTGGAAGGCAAGACTGATGGCCGCCGTCAACCTCAACACGATCCGCGCCACCATCGAAAGCCGTTTGGCAACTGAGCTGGCATCGTCGCCGACAATACCGGTCGTTTTCCATAATCAGGCCTACAGCCCGCCCAATAACGGCACTTGGGTTCAGTGCCTGACCTCATTTGGGAACAACAGTTTCCTGACGATGGGCGGCACAACCGGCAGCAGCAACAGCGTTATTGGCGTTGTAGTCATCAATATTTTTTCTGCCAAGGGCGTTGGACCCGGCGCCAACCTCACCGTTGGTAAAAGGATCCGCGATCTTTACAATAGAATCGTTGTAAGTGGGGTTCACTTTGATCCCCCGACAGGGCCCGAGGTGGTGGCTACGCCATCTCCAGAGGGTTTCTTCCAAACACAGGTCAGATTGACCTTTGAAACCTTCGAGGATCTGTAACCATGGCTTTTTACCGTGGCCAGCAGGGCTCCGTCAAATTCGACGACGCGGGCACCACTGCTGCAACCATCACCAGCACCCGCTCTTGGTCTTTGACCGTTGAAAAGGAATCGCTGGACACCACCGCCCTGGGCGCTACCTATCGTGCCAACGTAGGCGGTTTGATTAGTGGGTCTGGCACCTGCGAAATCCTTTACACCGCTTCTAGCGCGGACGAAACCAACGTCTTCATTGAACACGTCAACACGGCGAACGATGAGGGCTTGGCTCTGTTTGAGCTATTCCTTGACACCACTGGCACCAAAAAAATCAGCTTTGATGGTGTCATCACCTCGGCTGAATACTCTGCCACTGTCGGCGAAATCGAAGTCATTACCCTGAACTTCGTGACCAACGGCGCCATCACTCTGGACATCTGATCATGGCTTTTTATCGCGGCCAACAAGGCACCGTCTTTTTTGACAAAGCTGGTAGCGGCGGTCTTTCCGAGATTGCTGCTGTGCGCTCTTGGTCTATGACCGTTGAAAAGGAGTCGTACGACGTGACCTCCCAAGGCGCTACCTATCGCGCCAATGTTGGTGGTCTGATCAGCGGGTCGGGCACCATCGAAGTCATGTATGACGCTCCCGGTTCTGGCGACAAACTTGATCTGATCAAGGATGTGAACCAAGCCACCGACGAGGCCGATGCAGCCGTTGAGCTGTATTTGGACGAAACCGGCGGTAAAAAGATCACGGGCACCATCGTGGTGACGAGCACCGAATACAGTGCTACGGTTGGCGAGATCGAGATTGTTACCCTCAATTTCGTTTCTAGCGGAACCCTGA